GTCATACTAATTAAATTTGATGAATCTCTAGTTATTACTATTGAGTTGTCAGTTAAATCTAAACTGCTTGTTAATGTGAATGCGCTTGTTGTGTCATATAAGAACCCATTAATGTTTTTTAAATCTGCTAATAATAATTTGTCAAGACCTATGCTTCCCATTATATATCCTAAGGACTGACCAACTGTTAGTTTAAGTCTTATTCCTAAAGTAAATTCTCCTGTTAATATATGTTGTGGAGCAGATTTTAAACCGTCATCTCCTGAAAATATAATCGCACCTGTAGTAGCATCATATTCAGGTTTAGAATTCAATCCGTCATAAAGTAAATTAAAAGTATTTGTAGAACTATCTAACCATACACTAACTAAATTGCTTCCATCAAAAGTAACTCCTACTTTATTTTGATACCAAGATTCTAATGAAGCATCATCTGTAGGTGTCCAAGTTATATTATCTTCCCCATACCAAACGTAATTTGTTGCTTCGGGTTCTTGGTGTTGTGTGTATTGAACTTGCTCTGTTCCTGTCTTTTCTGTTAAATTTAAAATACCTTTTGTTACAATTCCTTGAACTACTCCATTAGTATTAGCTACAGGAAGAACATCAATTTCAGTAGCAGGTGCAGTATTTAAAGCTACAACTACTGTTCCTATCCAACTAACTTCATAAACTTCATACTTCCAATGTCCTGAAGGTAAAAGATTAACTTCAGCTAAAAACATATCAGGAGAGATATTATAATTGAACAACATATTAGTGTATCTAGAAAAAATAATTTCAGAAGGGTAAACATATACAACACTACCATCCATATCATTAATGAACTTAACTAAGTGTTTAATCTGAGTTGATGCTACAGTTGTATTTATACGATTATCTTCTGTAGATAAATATGCATAAAATAATGTTTCTGTGGTTGCTTGTATCATTCTAATATATAATAGAAAAAGTTAGTTTTTGTTTGGTTAATAAAGAGAAAAGGCTGCCGAAGCAACCTTAACCCCATAGTGAACGCTAGATTTCTCTAGATACAGCGAACTGCAACACCCTCACTAAGCTAAAGAAAAAGGGTAACAATTAAGCTACCCTTTTAAGATTATAAGAAAACAGATAAGAAAATTAAGATTTTACTATTGTTCCCATTGTAAATGCTGAATTGTCGAACGGGTCTGTATCGTAGTCTGCAACCATTGGGAATGGGATAGGCTCTAAACCATCAAAAGTCAATGTATAACCATTTCTATCACCGAAAGCAGCACCTGAATCCATACTACCTGCATTAAGTGCCATACCATTAGAAACTCCTAGACCTATTATTACATCGTGTCCATTAGCTAATTTCTCATTTAATTGTGCAAAAATTACAACTTTAGTCTGTCCTAAAAGTTTAATCTGATTTTGGTCTTCCTTAGTAAGTTTGTTTAATACTACATTTACAGTTGGTGTATAGAAAATCGAGCCGTTTTCAGTTGAACCTGTAATTGTTTCAGTAACAGATGCTACACCTAATGGAGTAGTATATCTGTATAAAGTTTTAGTTACAGGACTCATTTCAATATCAGTAATTTGTCCTAATGATTGAACTATTCCTGTTGTTTCTATTGGTGCTGTGAATTCATCATAAACTCCGAAATAAATAAATTTAACGCCGCCCGAGATGCGATTGCAATCTAGAGATCGTCCCTTTGTCAATGCTATACAAGCCATATTTGTTTTTTTTTAAGTGGTTATAAAGATGGAGGGCTTTGACACCCTCCTTCTCCGTTTTTATTTATTTAATTATGATGCTAATACACAATCAGCTCCCATTCCTTGAGTTACCCCACCTGAATAACGTGCTACCAAACGCATATTATCTGAACCTGTAAATGACATATCAAGCAAAGTCAAACTTGTACTATCTGAAATTAAATCAGTCCCAAAATATAAATTTGATTTTTGAGCTGCTACTAAATTGTTATCAGACATTCCGTTACAAACAGCTAATTTAATTCCTTCATACATTGGAACGTAGTTGTCGTTCATATTACCAAAAGCATAGTTTGTGATTGCACTAACTGCTGCAATATAGTTTCTGAAACTTCCTTGAGACATATATATGAATAAATCTTCTTTTCCATATACTGCTGTTGGGATTGCTGCTGCAACTAAAGCTAAGTTCGCTAAAATTGTTCCTGCTGTATAAGCAACTCCTGCACCACCTGAATTTACTACTTGAACAACATCTCCATCTTGTGCTGCTAATAAACTTCCATTAACAGGAGTTGTTAATCCTAAAAATTGTCCTGAAGCAGCTGCACCTGAACCATTCCAAATTGATTCTTCAGTTCCTTGTGCGATTGTAGAAGCTATATAAGATATTAAGTATTCATCAAAAGTTGGTGAATTTCCTCCTGAACCTGCTCTTAATGTTAAAGCAGTCCAAGAATCTAAAAGATTTCCTCGACAAATTTCAAGGTTAACTTGTAAATTTTTTGGAGCTAAAACTCTTTCTGTCAAAGCTAAAGTTCCTCCTTGTGCAAAATCACAAGAAGCATCTGCAATAGCTCCTGTAGAAGCCATTTGCTGTATATTCATTTTATACTTAATTCCTTCCATTAAAGTCATATACTCTAAAGAATTTGCTTGTTTTAAAGCTTGGGAAATGTAAAATCCTGCGTCAACCCCATTGAAATTTGGTTGTGTTACTGTTGGTAAAGCCATAGTTTATTTATTTATTATGTTATGTAAAAATTTTTCTTGTTGTGTCATTCTTGATAAATCTTTTTTAGATAAGACAGTCTTTTTGTCTGAACTAAATTTATTTGTATCTAAAGGAGCTGATGCAGGTGCTTCTGCTAACTCAGTCTTTAATTTTTCATTTTCAGCTTTTAACTTTGTTAATTCGTCTTCTGCTGAGAACTCAACTACTTCTGTAGTCTTAATAGATTTAGGATTAGTAGAAGGATCTTCAGTTACTTCAGCCATTTCTTCAACCTCATCATCTCCTCCGTCTTTATCTCTTTTAAGGTCAGCTACTGCATCTTCTAAGTTTTGGATTCTTTTTTCCATTCCTGCCCAATCCTCAACATCAGCTTCTTTACCATCATCTTCAGCCATTTCTTCCTCAACTACTTCTTCAGTTTCAGTTTCCATAACTTCAGCAACAATACCTTCTTCTTCTACTCTGAAAGTTACGCCTGTGTCCGTTTTGTACGTTCCGATTGGTAAAGGAATAGTAGTACCATCTTCAGTAAGAACTGATATGTCCACCGATTCAGCTAATTCATCAGCAGTTGAAACGAAAATAGTTCCGTCTTCTGATTTAGCTTGATAAGCCATTACTACTTCTTCGCCTTTGTCAAGACCAAGTGCTACCAAAATTTGTTCTTTAATATCCATAGTTTTCTTTTAAGTTCTATATATAATAGAAAGATTAGTTACTTGTTTGATTTTGTGATTATTTCGTTTAGTGCTTTTAGTATTTCTTCATTAGTTGGTTGCTTTTCTGACATAGCTTCCATTCTATCTGTAAAGTAACCTTCAATACTCAATCCTTTTAGTTCTCCATCTTTTATCTTAGACCAAATTTCATCATTTGAAATAGATAATTTAACCATCCAAGTTCCCACAGGAAGTGAGTAGCCATACAAAGTAGACTTATCTAATTTAGTATCTTCAATAATCCAAGATTCAACTGTAAGTATTCCTGAAACTCTGTCTTGATGTTGATACGTTGCTTTGTGGTGGTTGTTATGTTTCAAATAAAGCTCAGATGCTTTACGGACTGTTTCTTTTGAAAAGTAAACATAGTAATCTGAGTCAGTATTAGGGTCGTGTCTAAAGATTTGCTTATTTGGAATTAAAGCAGGACTAACTAACATTCTCTTCTCTTCATCTACTTTAGCAAAAGTTAAGTTGTTCTTTTCTTTACCAAAGAATACAAAGTCTTGCTCAATGGCAGGGCTAGTAACTAGACTGATTGCATCAATTGCTAGTTCTTGACTATCGTCTGCAA